TCTTTCAGCTTGGTTTCGGTCTCACCGATCTTCTGTTTGATCGGATCGTATTTTGCCTTCCAAGCATCATAGTTGTCTTTGGTTTTGGCGGCTTCCTCGCTGGCTTTTTTCAGGGTATCCAGTCGTTCCTTTGTACTTTTGACAGCATCTCCGAGGAGCTTTTGCTTCTGAGCAAGCAGCTCTGTATTTTTCGGATCGAGTTTCAGCAGCTTTTCGACATCTTTGAGCTGAGTCTGTGTGTTCTTGATGTTCTTATCGACACTTTGCAGTGCTTTTGATAGCTTCGTAGTATCGCCGTTAATTTCAACGGTAATGCCCTTGATTCTGCCTGCCATGCGATATCACCTGCCTTTCGCATGGGTATAAAAAAAGCACCTGCTTTTCAGCAAGTGCTTAGTGTATATTCATAATTTATGCAATCCTAATATTACCTTGGACGGCAGTAATGATAATCGAGCATAAACTCAAATTCATATCCCTGCGGATTGCTTTTGAATTCTTCTCTTTTCTGAAGATCAGTGATAAACTTCTCTGCAATCCCCGTATCGAGATTTTCATTTTCGATCTTTTCAAGAGACCACAAGAAATCTTTCAGTTCTTCTGCTTTGGCTTGGTTTGTCACCTCGTAGCCTTCCCACCACGACCAGTCTCTTTCCTTAGTGAGTTCTGATTCCAACACACAGCATCTACTAAATATATAAGAACATATTTCACGCAGAGCAGCTTTGGGCGCAAAGACAATAGCATTTCCTTCTGCACCCTCTGTAATCGGATATTCCTTTCCGGTATACTTACTGCATATTTTGAAAAGAGCGACCGGAATATCAAGGAACATACTGTTGTTCCACCAGCAGATTTCTTCATAGCCGTCATAATCACTTGCAGGCGCAGGAATCACTTTCGATCCGGAGATGATATCACCGGTTCGCTTGTCCTTGATGCGCATACTGATATCAAAATCAAAGCTCATTTTTACCCCCCCTGAACTTCATCCACAACTGAATTATAGCATAGCAGGGAGAAAAAGTCAATCAGAGTGATGCGGTATTGTTATTGTTTCTTTCAGGCTTTTGTGTTTCAGTTCCCTCGGCTCAAAATGGATCGCACTGTAAAACAGATGCATCACAGCACCAGCGCCGAAGGTAGAAATGAGTGTACCAATACCGACAGTGCCGCCGAGCAGCCAGCCGATCAGTGTCGCCATTGCCCACAACAATATTTCCACGATCCCTATCGGTATCTTCGACATCCGTTTCCCGATAGCAATCAGCAGACCGTCCTTCGGACCGTAGCCCATTTCTGCTGACATATACACATACATCCCCAGAGCGATAAACAGGAATCCGAACAGCATATATGCGATGCCGAGCCAAAGGCTGTGATTTTCTGGATATGGGGAAATATCGCACAATAGCTGTGTCAGATTTCCGGTCAGCAGCGCGTCAAACACTGTTGCAAAACCGATACGCTCCTGTAATAAAAGCTGTATGATGATCGCACAAACACCGATCAGCACCATAGAACTGCCGTAATTCAGCGGAGTATGCTTTGCAATACCCATGCCGAGGCAGTCCCACGGCGCAAGACCGATGTTTGCGTATATCGTCAGATATACGCCGAAGGAGTAAATTGAAAGTCCGAGGAGTATCCGCAGCAGTCCGCATACCGCCTTAAAAATTATCGAAATCGGACTGCTGTGCTTTGTAGCTGTAAGTCGCTTCATCGTTATCCTTTTCAATGAAAATCTCGTTGACCATTCCGATTGTGAGCAGATCAAGATCAGTAAGACTCAGCCCGATCTGCACACATCGGAGAAGGAACAGCGGCGTTGTCATCTCGCGGTCAACTGGGCGAGATTTTTTTTTGACTCTGCTTGCGTTTCGAGATTCATGCCCCAAAGCTCCATCAGTTCCGGAAGGATCTGATAAATGGAGAATACGTTGAACCGTTCGAGCCATTCATCGGGGTCATCGGGAACACCCTCCGGGTCGGCGTGCTTGGCCATACACCATGCAACTCCCTCAAAAACCTCAAGGCTCTCGATGCCCAGACCGGAATTGCCCTCATCGTTTTCGTCAACGGAATTCTTCAGAGCAGAAAAATCCTTGAAGATATCCTTGCGGAATTTTGCACGGTAAATGCGGGGCAGGGAAGCACTCGCCTTGAAAGGAACCTCGATGCCGTCGATTGTGATGTTTTTCTTGATAGCCATGATATTCTCTCCTTACTTCGTTGTGCTTGTAGATGCAGTCGATGTGCCGGAACTGCTTGCAGCCGACCTTGTGCTGTTGGTGGTTGCAGCCACAGGGATATACACAGAGCTGTACCAGTTATCATACGTTGTCTGGTCGGTGTTCTCGCAGGTTTTCGACTTCACCAGACCGGAAGGCAGTGCGGTAGCCTTCAGCGACAGTGTTTCCGTCTTGACCTCGGTCTCCTCCTCGGTGGTAGAGCTTTCGGTCGCAGGACGGGATGCCGAGCAGCAATACAGCACATGGCGGATCTTATTCTTGTCGCCCTCAAACTCAAAGAGCAGTGCGAACTGTGCAAGCTCCGCATCATTGCGCTCCACAAGCACGCCCTTGCTGTCGAGCGTTTCGCCGAGGATATCCGTGGCAAAATCGGTGGTGATGAGTGCAATTTCAAGGTCGCCCTCATAACCGGAGTTGTTGTTGATGACGTAGTACACACCGTTGTCTGCATAGAAATTCGATGCTTCACCGTTGGCATCCATCGACAGGGAAACTGCGCCGGGGATGCGCACAGGCGTTGCAAATGTCGGCTCACCTTCGTCAGACCATGCGGTGATCTTGGCGTAGTGAACCTTATTCAGACCGAACTTTACCTTGTTTTTCTTCAGCGCCATTTTTATACCTCCAGTTGGTATAACACTTCATAGAGCTTTTCGGACTCTATCCATGTTTCGGATTTTGTGTAATACAGATTATGCTGCAAGAGTACCTCCTCCACACGCTCCTCCGTTTCCGGTGATTTTTCATCGGTGTACAGCTCAATATTCAACTGCTTAAAGCTGAAATACATAAGGTTGTCTGCACCGAAAGTATTCTCGCCGGGTGACAGGAAGATTGTAAACGGAGGCTCGGGGCTTTCACCCTCTGCGAAATGGTGGTACGCAAAGGGCATCCCGATCTCCTGCATCATTTCGTTAATTTCATCGTAGGTCATGCGCATTATCCTTTCAGGGCTTTTTCGATCAGTTCTGTGAGCAGAACTTCACCGTTTGATTCGGCAGGAGCGATATGCGGAATCGCCGCAACTCTGCCGCCGCCGCGTTTTGCATGACCATGCTCCAACAGGTGTGCAATCTGATATCTGTTTTTGGAATGCACCGTCATTTCCAGGCTGTGGCTGTTCTCTTTTGTTTTCTTGGTGACCCAGCTTTTCTTATACCGCCCGCTATTTACGGGTGCATTGGCGGATATCTCGTTCTTGACTGTTGTCGCTGTTTTCCGCACAGCCTTTTTCATTTCCGCATCGGCAAGCTCCGCATATTCCGTCAAGCCTTTCATGATCTCCGATGCCATATCGTCAATAGATGTCATCCTTCGCACCTGCTTTCCGTGATTCGCATATCAGCTTCATATAGTCCTGTGTCTGGAAATTCGGCACAATGCCCTTGATGTCATAATCCAAACCGTCAAAGCGGATTCTGTACATGGTCGATGCCATGCGTTTCGTCTGCGGAGTTTGTCGGATAATGACCTCAATTTTCTGAATTGCTCTGGTCACGCCGGTATCCGTCTCCTCAGAAGCACCGTTATTGGATACAGTCACAGATGCCCAGAGTGAGAACACCTCCTCCCACTGAGCCTTGTGATTGCCGATCGCATCTTTTTTGACATGATTTTCAAGGACGGCGATGCGCTGATTCAGTTTTCCGATCTCCATCAGACGATGCCCTCCCTCTGTGCGAATAACAGTGCCCTGAGTGTCAGCGTCAGCGCATGATAATCAGCAGTATTGCGGTTTTCATAGAGGTACGAAACAGTATACAGCATAGCCTGCCGGGAGGTCTCCTCATTTTCCGCGAGCTGCTTTTCATTCATGCGCCCCACATCCATCACGAGCCGCTGTGCCGTATCGATCAGAGTGAGGATGAGCTTGTCATCCTCGCAATGATCTACACGGAGATAGTTTTTTGTTTCAGGCAGTGAGATCAGAGTCACTTATCTGCCCTCCGTTCATCAGCCGTTGCCGCCTGCACCGCCGCCGGTGTTACCGCCAGTCGTAGTAGCCTTTGTTCCAGCCATCTTGAGAACCTTGACGGATTCCGGCAGGATCAGACGGCCGTCCACACGCTGCGTGGTGAGGAAGCCGACCTGATCGGTGCGGGCATACAGCTCGTTCAGACGGCGGAAGGTGCGGTTCTGACGGTCTGCCACCCAGTAATTCTTCATGTCACCGAAGAGGAGAACACGCTCACCCTTTGCGATACCGGGCATGAAGGAAGAGGTGCGGATCGGTCTGCCGAGAATTGTATCCGGCTTTGCGATATCAAGGCTCGGCTTCCAGAGGTAGTTGTCGTTCTTGTCTTTCAGCTTCATGAGCTGAAGGAGAATGGTCTCGTTGCAGACGAACTGTGCGTTGCGGCGGTAGGGAGACTTCAGGCTGTAGTAGAGGTTGAAGATCTCATCGAAGGTGATCGCAGTCTGAGATGCCGCAGTAACACCAAGCTCTGCACCGCCTGTCTCATCGAGGATACCGAGGGGCTTCTTGTCGCCGTCACCGGTGAAGAAAGCACGCTCCTCGGCATTGCCCATTGCTACACCGAAACGTGCAGCGATATACGATGCGAGGTCAAAAGCAGAGTCGTGCAGAAGCTCGTTGCTGATTTTGATCATCGTACCCAGCTTGTACGCGGAAAGGGTGGTCTGACTGAATCTGGTATCGGTCTCCGGGATCTCCTCACCCTCATCGATCCACTGCGCCTCCATTGTATCGTTGGCGATAGGAATCTTTCTGGTGCCGCTGTTGGTCTTGATGACCGTAGCCATCTGGCGGAAGATGTTATTCTCCTCCAATGCCTGAATCAGTCTGCGCTCGTGAGGTAGCAGTGTGCCGCCTTATCATCTTTCGATGACAGGTTTGCACAAAGCCCCTCCCAAACCGTGCTTACACCTCTCGATGTACACGGCTTTCCATTCATTATTGACATGTCATTTATTTTGTTCCCTGTGAATCTTTTTGAAGCATTTCGGGCAAACAATCAATGTTTTACGTCTCATGTGAAGCATTTTCTTGCCCCATTCCGTAGTGCTTTTCAGATTCTTCATTTTACCTGCATGATAAATACAGCAGGAATCACTATTATCACCACACAGCTCACATACCCCTGCACTTAGCCGTACATATTGTGACAGCTTTTTCGGGGCAAAGGACTTGTATTGCCATGGGTCTCTGTCGGACATCAATTTACCGGCTTTGCAGTCAGCTAACGAGACGAGTTTTGCATAATTGATACCACCTTTGGTTTCATAGGGAATAGCCCATTTGCCGTCATGACGATACTTTTGGATAATTTTTCTCGTTGTGCTGTTGCTTTTGCTTGCAAGCGTCTTTAGACAGCTATATTCCATAAGATAACGGAAATAATTCAGCTTATCATAATTCGCTGCTAAGCAGTAATAATTGCAAATGCCACGGATTTGTGCATTATACCTGTTCACAATATCTACTTCCGAAAGATGTCTTAATCTTGGAACGCAAACCGCCCAGATTTCTCCGTTTGGCTTTTGTTCTATGATGTCGTTTTTGAACAGGAATTGCATGATCTTATCTTCGAGAGGTACAGTTAATTCTACAGAGTTATTCAGCGTTCTTTGTTTAACACCGTTTGCCTTTTTCTTTATCTTCTGGCTTCGGCGTACCGCAACGTCATAACCAAGGAAACGTACTCGTTCAGCACTGTGTGTGATCTTTGTTTTCTCAGCACTCAACTCTAAATGGTACTGCGTTGATAGAAATTCTCTCAGAATCTCCTTAATTTCTTCACAGTCTTCTCTACTTCCGCTGATTCCAATTAGAAAATCATCAGCATATCGGCAGTATACAAGCTTTTTATCGTCGGACATTCTTGCGGGCGTTTTCAATTTTTGATTGCACACCGCTTTATATTCCTTGATTGCAAGCTCACGTTCCTCACCTTTTACCCTGTCAATCTTCTTTTGAAGTGTCTGCCTTCTTTTCGCCAAATGAAGATATTCCGGTGTCTGGTGTCGTGTAGACTGCTTATCGAACTTTTCCTTGAGTTTCATGACTTTCCGGTCAAGCTCATGCAGGTATATATTTGCTAGAATAGGGGAAATGATTCCGCCCTGTGGTGTACCGGAGATTGTGGTATGATATTGAAAATCTTCCACATAACCTGCTTTCAGGAAAGCTCTGATAATATTGATAAATCTGCTGTCCTTGATTTTGACTTCTAACGTTTTAATAAGCACTGCGTGGTCTATATTGTCAAAGCAACCCTTGATGTCGCCTTCTATGAACCATTTTACAGAACGAAAATTTGTATTTATCTGGTCTAGAGCTGTATGACAACTTCTCTCCGGTCTGAAACCATGTGACTGGTCATAAAATAACGGTTCATAGATTGCTTCCAGAAACATTCTAACCGCCTCTTGCAGAAGTTTATCTCGAAATGACGGAATACCCAGTGGGCGCATTTTTCCGTTCTGTTTCTTGATATATTCTCTGCGCACAGGTTTCGGCTTGTACTTTCCTGACCTCAATTCTTCAATCAGTTCATACACATATTCAGCACTAAAACCGTCAGCAGTGTCGTTGTCACTTCCGGGAGTCATTGCTCCACTGTTTGCATATAATTTCTGGTAAGCTGCAAAATAAATATCCTCTCTCAGAAGGTAGCGAAAGAGCCTTGTAAAGACTCCGTCATGATGTTCCGAGGAACTTTTATTGACACGCTCCAAAATCTCCGATGTTGGATTCATGAGGATTCTCCTCCCTTTCATCTTCTTACTTTGGAATTAACAAACTGCTTCCCTTCGCCATGTAGTGGGCGTTACCCACCTCGGACTACTACGGAAGCTCCGTTGCCATATGGAATATTCAGTCTCGAATAGACATAGCCTTTCGGTATTTCCACTTAGGCAATCCCTGTTTAACGATGCTTATAGGCAAGTGATAACTGTCGGATAGCATTTCGGTTTATCTCACGTGGTCTCACGCTTGCTTCATGACCTATAGCAGACACCATAACGAATTCAATATTATGGTGGAATCATGAAAGTGGTTTCAGGATAATTTCCACACCCTTCCCAGAAAAAGGAGCTAACCTTTGCTTTGGCAATCCAGCCTTATCCTTATGTTATCTTGTCATTGCAGGTACTACTCGCCTCATATCCTTTTGACGTTTCCTGCGTTTCTGCCGTGCTGTGTTCCCGTGTCCAGTTTCCTGTCATCGGTTAGGCAGATTGACAACCGCTCTGCTGTGCGGTGTAGAGCCTAATCTACTGTAAACATCGCCTTTTACAGGCGCACGAACTCGTCCGGCACAGTGTAGCCGCCCTCGGTGTCCTCGCCGATATTTAGGGCATTGCGCACGGCAAACTGGTCGCCCTTGTTGCGGATCATATCCCAGAAAGCGGACTTGTACTCCTCGGAGGCAGTACCTTCCGCCTTCGGCTGTGTCTGTCCGCCGGGTGCGTTGGTGACGGGCTTAGAGGTCGGTGCGGACAGCGCCGCGTCCACGGCTGCCTGCTGTTCCAGACGCTCGATCTCTGCGCCGAGAGCCTGCACCTCACCGGCCATTTTGTTGTACTGCTCAACTGCGGATGCCTCCACGAGACCGTTCTCACCACGGCGCTTTTCGAGGAATGCCTTTGTCTGCTCCCACAGGGTATTACGCTTACTGCGAAGTTCCATGATCTTGCTCATATCTTTTCTCCATTTCTCCGGATAAAATCCGGTGTCGCATAAAAATACAGCCAGCCTTATCTCAAAAATGCAAGCTGCTGTTTCAGAATTTCATACGGCATTGCGCCGTCTGCGGTTTTACCGTCCATGCCGATCACAGGCATATCCGGCACTGTAACTGTCGGTGCGGTCAGCCCTTCCTCGGAAGGTTTCTGTGCATCCTCTGCCTTGCCGTCATCGGACGGCTCTGTGCCTTCCGTTGCTGCGGAAGCGGTGATCTTTCCCAGAATGGTCTGTCCCATGACACGGGTACTGTACTCCCAAAGGGCATCGTCGGTGTCCAACTTGAACGGCTTCTTTTCTGTTTCCTTCTTTTCATCCCCGTCCTCGTCACCGCCTTCCTCGTCGGGCTTTTCGGGCTTGTCCTCCTCCGGATCATCAGGCTCATCCTCCTTCTTGTCCGGCTCATGTTTTTCATCAAAGAGGATCACATCGGCAAAGCCAAGCTCCACCGCCTTTTTCGCATTGATCCACGTCTCATCGCTCATGAGCTTGCTGATGCGGTTATGCGAAAGCCCGGTTTTCGCCATATATGCGTTGATAATGGACTCCTTGACTTCGTTGAGTGTAGCGATTGCTTTCTCCATATCACGCGCATTTCCCATTGCAATTGTGCTGGGATCATGCACGAACAGGAGCGCAGTCGGAGACATCTGCACAGTATTTCCTGCCATAGCAATCACGCTCGCCGCCGATGCTGCAATGCTTGCGATTTTTACCGTTACCCTGTGCGGATAATCACGTATCATCGTGTAAATTTCTGCTGCTGCGAACACATTGCCGCCTGGACTATTCAGCCAAAGTGTAATGTCACCCTCCTCGGCGTACAACTCGTCACGGAAAGATTGCGGCGTAATTTCATCTCCCCAGAAGCTCTCCGAGTCGATAGGACCTTCAAGCCGGAGGACTCTGCCGCCGCTGTCATCGTGGATCCAGTTCCAGAACTTTTCCATTTACATACCCCCATTTCTGTACTTCTTCCTGCGTTTTTGCCGCAGGAAACGGTCATCGGTTTCTTCGTCCGGTGTATCATCGGTATCCGGCTGTTCGTCAGGCTCATTGTCCTGCTGTGCATTCAGGTTATACGCTGCACCGGCGTCTTGCAGTTTATTGTAGCTGCCGTTGAGGTAATAATCCTCACCGCCCTGATCTTCGGGAATGAGATCCATATTTTCAAGACGGCGCACATCGTTGGGCGACATAAAGCCGTTACCCACACCGATGGCATAGGCGTTCATGCGGCTCTGATAATCTCCTCGCATGAGACCGTCCACATTGAACTTCGGGAAATATACATTCTGTTCTTCCTCCAGAAGAAGGTCTTTGATGATGCCTTTTTCAATGCGGATGATCCACGGCATGAGCGAATACTGCACAAATGCAATACCCTGATGCTCAATGTTGTTGAACGTAGACCTCTTCAAATCCTGCACCAGATGCGGTGGAACCTGAAACATTCTGCAAATTTCCTCCACATCGAATTCACGGGTAGACAAGAACTGCGAATCCTCCGGCGGCAGCGAGATCGGCTTATACTGCATACCTTCCTCGAGGACTGCGATGCGGTGTGCATTTCGGGAACCGCCGTACACTCTCGTCCAGTTCTCACGGATCTTTTCGGGATTCTTCAGCACACCCGGATGCTCCAGAACACCGGCAGGCTGCGCTCCGTTTTTGAAGAAGGCGCTGCCGTATCGCTCCACTGCCATGACCGCACCGAGTGCATTTTTCATCATCGCTATCGGTGAGAAACCGACCAGTCCATTGAATCCCAGACCGGGGATGTGTAAGATTTCATCCCTGCGGAAGATAATATCCTTGTCATGCTCACCGGGCTTTTCGTCGGTGTAGGCGTGGTAAGTGTAGATCAGGTCGCCGGATTTCGGATCACGGTCGATCTCGACATTTTCGGGAAGCAGGGGATAGAGACCGAGGATGCCGTTTTTGCCGTCCCGGACAATCTGTGCATAGGCGTTGCCCCATAGTAAAAGGTGGCACATGAGTGCTTCCCAGAACGAGAATGAACTCATTTCGGGATTCGGCTGCCGATAGAGTATTTTGTACAGCGGATGGTCAATGGCTAATTCCTTATCCTCGCCCTGTCCGGTGTATCTGTAAAGGTGCAGCGGCAGTCCAGCAATCGTATTGGAGAGCAGCCTCACGCAGGCGTATACGGTAACGATCTGCATTGCCGTTCGCTCGTCAACACGCTCTCCGCTGTGCGTCATACCGAAAACGAACAGGTTTCCTGAATCCCGGACATTGTCCTGAATATCCGGCAGCATCGGCGCATCTCTCGGCTTGCTGATGCCGAGCCAGCTTAAAAAGCTCATAAACATTACCTCCTGTCAGATGACCACAAGATCGTGGCCGGGTTCATCATATACACTGCCTTGCATTTCGTGGCGGATGCAGCGGTCAAGCGCCATGATCCATGCCACGATACCGTCAATCTTTTCTGTACTTTTCTTTTTACTTGGTTTGATGTTCTCCGCTGCATCAATTTCAGCGACCACATTTCCTGCCATCCAGCGGAGTACAGGGTTGCCGCCGTGGATAAACTGCCCTTCGAGTATGAGCTTGTACAGTTCCTTCATCGGCGGGGACATATCCTTGAAGCCCATACCCATCGGAACAACGGTAAATCCGTCTCCCTCAAGGTCTGTGATAAGCTGTGTGGCATTCCAGCGGTCGGCAGCAATTTCCTTGATGTTGTACATCGTGTGCAGCTCGTTGATCGTTTTCCGCACGAAATTGTAATCGACCACATTGCCCTCGGTGATATGAAATAATCCCATGCGCTCCCATACATCGTAGGGAACATGGTCTCGCCGTACTCGCAAATCGAGCGTTTCTCTCGGCAGCCAGAAATGCGGCAGAACGATGTATTTATCGCCCTCATACAGCGGAGGAAATACCAGAACAAATGCAGTGATATCCGATGTGCTGGACAGGTCAAGACCTGCGTAGCACTCCCGTCCCCGGAGCTTTTCGAGGTCGATAGGAAGATTGCCCCGGTCGTAAATATGCTCCGGAATCCATGCCACCGCACTGCCTACCCACTGATCCAGACGAAGCTGACGGAATACGTTTTCTTCCGCTGGGTTTGTCAGAGCCTCACGGTGGGCATCACGCACTCGGTCAATGGTGATGGTGTATCCGAGCGATGGATTCGCCTTGTACCAAGATTCCTCGGCATTCCAGTCATCGCCGTCATTCAGTCCGTAGATGACCGGATAAAAGGACGGATCAATGCGCCTGCCGTCCAGAATATCTTTTGCTTTCGTGTGATACTCGTAGCAGATGCTGTTGCGGTCAGTGCCGGCGGTTGTGATCAGGAAGTACAGCGGCTGCGTTCTTGCATCGCCCGAGCCCTTCGTAAGAACATCCACAAGGCTTCGATTCGGCTGGGCATGAAGCTCATCAAGCACCAAACCGGAAACATTCAGACCGTGTTTTGTACCGACCTCCGCTGAAAGCACCTGATAAAAGCCGACATTGCTGTAATTGACCAGACGCTTTGTAGCCGCCATGATCTTGGAGCGTTTCAGAAGTGCCGGTGTCATCTCAACCATTCTTTTGGCGACATCGAATACAATGGATGCCTGCCCACGATCAGCAGCAGCGCCGTAGACCTCAGCAGACGGCTCGTTGTCGGCGTAGAGCAGATACAGTGCAATTGCCGCTGCAAGCTCACTGTTGTGCGTAGGCACAAACGATGTTCCAGCAAGATATTGATGACTCGGACTATCCACCTGAATACACTGCATTTTCACAGGATGATCCACAGGCTGAATGTCCAGTAAATAATGAAAACAGGAGCGAGTTTCTTTCACCCGCGCCCGTGTGCGTGTGTACTTTCGCTTCAGTCTTGATGTCGGCTGATCGTCAAAGGTAGTAAACCGGACGGTATACAAAATCTCTCCAGTCGGCCACCCATGCCGAGTAGAAGGCTCACATTTCACTGCATTTTTGATACCGAGTGACCACAGTAGTTCTCTGACGGAAAGCGCCAGATCACGCAACGTTGTGACATACACGCTCTGCCCCTTGCGTTCACCGATACAGCCGTCTGAATCCATCAGACCTTGCAGCAATGCCCATCGCTGCTCTGCGGATGCTCTCAGATATTCCGGTCGGATTCTCTTTTCACGGAAGCTGTCGAGTAGGACTGCTTTCAGTTCATTGTACTTTATGATCTCACTGCCGCCGCATTTCTGCGGATAACGGTTGTGTACCTTATACGGAATATTCGAGATGATGTCCTCGACATCTTCCGTACGAACAGTGATCTCCAGCTTGACTGCGTTGCCGTTTCCAAGCCAGTAGCCGTACAGATACGGATCAATCGGTAAATCTGCCGCCCCTGTCTGAAGGACACCGCACACCGGAATGCGGATAAGAGATTCTCGCAATGTCTCCGGACGGTCAGCAAATCGCTTTCGGTGTTCGGCTGTTCTGCGGTAGATCTCTCCGGTAGTCCAAAGTACATCTTTGCGTTTTCCGTAAATGGACTGGCAGTTCCACAGATGCCGTTCTCCGGCAATGATCGAGGTGCCGTCCTTGAAGGTCAGCTTGTAGGCTTGCTCTGTATCATCCACAGGACTTTTCGCAACCACATGGCACGGAATGCCGTTTTCATCGAATACTGTATCTCCGACCTTCAGATCTCCCATATTGGTGAATCCCTGCGGAGTCGGGATCGGTGTATCCAGTGCAAGCTGCTTCCCATTTTTCTTTGGAATTTCGACATAAGCTGTGCGGAATTGGCGGGTAT